GGAGCGTAAGGAGGCTAAGAACGAAGCCATCCGGACTCTCATGTCTATTGAGGATGTAGACCGTAAGACTGCGACCGCAGGTGTCGAGCTCGGTATGGAAATCTATAAGAGCAACATGAGCCAAGACCAGTTCAAACAGCGTATGACTCTTGAGAAGCAGCAGCTTGCACAGCAGGCTAGTGAAGGTGCGCTTAACCGTGCGGCCCAGAAAGATATCGCAGCTATGCGTCCGGAGTCGTTGGACTTCAGGGAGAGCTTGGTTAGGGACGTATACAATAACTACAAGCGCCGCAACGCGGAGGGTAATCTGATTGTCAACGGCAGGCGCTTGCCCGCAAACTCCGTGAGTGACGAAGAACTGCGCGATATGGCAGGGCAGGAAGTCCTCAACCGTCTGCCGAAAGGCCAGCAATCGGGGGGCTTCGATCCTAGCACCGGGCTTCCGATAACGGCCTCCACTGGCGGTGGTAAGCAACAAGTGGTAAATACAGACTACGGCCAGATGTAGCAGGATTAACCAATGCCCACCTATCAGATCACCGGTAAGAACGGCGTTATCTACCGCGTTAACGGTCCTGACGGGTTGACCAAACAGCAGGTAGTCGCAGACGTCCTTGGTAAGTTCCCTGAAGCGGGTGTTCCTCCGCAGCCGGAGAATGCTCTGGAGCGGTCAGGCATTATCGGTAACGCGGCAGCGTACCTTGCGGATATCCCCCTTCAGGCGTTTGAAGGCCTTACTGGGGTGGGTAAGACGCTTACTGACGTCTTTGGCGCGGGTAACGTCGCATCCAACGCACTGGAGAGTGCCAGCCAGTATGCGCACGACCTGCGCTCTTCGGAGTCTCGCGGGCAGGAGAAGATCAACGCAGCGCGCAGCGAAGCCGCCCGAGGTAAGGGTACGCTAGGAGAGATCGTAGCTGCGGGGCAGAACTTCCTCTCGGCACCTGTGGAGGCCACTGCTAATCTCGTAGGCTCTGCGCTTCCGTTTATCGGCGCGGCTATCGCAACAGAAGGTGCAGCGGTTCCTCTTATGCTCGGCGCTGCTTCGGGCGCTGGCGCAATCAAGGGTGGCATCTACGATGCTATGTATCGTACATCCCGTGAGCACGGTGCCAACGAAGAGCAGGCTACCGCTGCCGCTACTAAGGCGCAGGAGTATGGCGGGGAGAACCTCGACCAGATTGCGCTAGGTACCGTCTTTGGCGCTATTGCTTCGGCTACCGGTCTCCCACGTCAGATCAGTAGTGCTATCGGGCGTAGGGCAGCGGCAAGGGTGGCGGCTGAGGCTACAGAAGCAGGTATTGAGCGTGAAGTCGTCAAGCGTAGCTTGCCCAGAGGTATGGTTGCGGGCGCGGCGGAAGAAGCTATCCCTGAAGCCATACAGGAAGGCCAAGAGCAGTACGCTAGTAACCTCGCGCAAAAGCGCGCCGGGTATGATGTTGACCTAATGGCTGGCGTTGCTGGGCGCGCCGCTGAAGCAGGTTTCGCATCCCTCATCCCCGGTGCTTACGGTGGGAACCGAGAGGTCCGTGCTGGGGTTGCCAAAGACGTCAGAAAAGAGTTCGACGCCCTTCCGCCTGATGCTACTCCTGAGGTCAAGGACGCCGCTATCGAGCGCTTTGTGCAGCGGGGGTTCAGCGAGGAGGAAGCGCGCACGGTCGTAGAGCGCATGGCAGCGCAGAAGGCAGCGCTTACCCGTCAGGAAGAAGCTCTGCGCCAGCAGCAGGAAGAAGAACGCGCTGCGCGCACGGCAAACATTGAGCCCTCGTCTGAGCCGGATATCAACGCACCCGGTATGCCCGGTGCCGAGCAAGAGCTCACGCCGCCCCCTGTCGATCAGGAAGAGCAGGCTGCTATGCAGCAGGCTTATGCGCAGGAGGTAGGGGCGGCACCGGTGTATACCCCCGATGTCACCGCGATGACCGATAGCGAGATCGACCTCAGGCTCGAAGACCTTGCTGGACGGAACGCTAGCGACCTCACCAAGGAAGAACGGCTTACTGCCAACGCAGTGCGCGCCGAGAGAGCTCGCCGTACCGAAGCTGCTCAGGCTGCACCTACTCCTGCCCGTACTGCCTTCTCACCTGATGAGGCTTATGCGCTTATCCGGCGTATCGAGGTCGAGCCGGAGCTCCAGAGCGAAGTGGAAGCCGCGACCGGGCTGACGCTGGATGACCTGTACGACATTGCAGACTCTGGTCCCAGCCCGCGCTACTCGCGCGGTCGCAGGTCGAAGGACACCGAGACTGCTGATATCTTCGGTGGTGCGCTCCCCATGCAGGAAGCGCCGGGTGAAGCCGCCAAGCGTGAGGAGTTCAACGCCCAGCGGTTTGCTCCCCCTGAACAGAAAGCTGCACTCCAAGAGCAAGCCGCACAACAAGCGGAAGCGGGGCAAGAGCGCGCTATGGCGCTGCAGCAGCGTGAGGTCGAGCAGCGCGAGGAGACTCTTGGTGACATCGAGTATGCGCTCCGTAAACAGGCTCCTGAGAATGCCGTCTACAAGGTCGTGTACGATCCAACGAGTAACTCTGCACCCTACCGGCTCGTAGCTGAGACGCGGCTGGGTAAGAAGCCCGAAGATATTATCAGCGCTACGACGCTGCAGGACTTCTCAGACCAAGTCTATAGCCAGATGATGGAGCTTACTCCATACATCCCCGAGGCTCCTGCTGCGCTTGAAGAGATCGATAAGCGCAAACCTAACGAGCAGAAGGAACCCACTGCTGTCACCCGCATGGTGCAGAGCTTTGTCAGTGAGGTGGACGCTGCGCGCGAAGCAGGGCAGATTGACAACAACCAGCGTGCTCAGCTGCTTGAACGGCTTTACCGTCCTAACGCATATAGGAAGCTACCGAACGGCGATATTGTACCCAACGACGCTATCGCCAAGCTAGAAAGAGATGCGCTTGAGGCTGCGAGCGTGGCCCGCAACGCATCCGCCGAAGAGAAGGAAGCTGCCGAAGCTGCCCGCATGGAGGCCAACCAGCGCCTCCGCGCTGCGGTCAAGAACGGCCTGCTGAACCCCGCCCGCGCCGCACTCAAGACGATGGTGGAGACGCGGACAGGTGCAAAGCGTGAAGCAGGCGTACGCAGGGTAGAAGCGCAGCTGCAGCAGCGGCTCGGTGAAGGTGCGCTAGAGCGGCCTACAGAAGTCGCAGAGGAGCTCCAAGATGCCCCTGAGAAGATGGCTATTGCGGAACTGCAAGCGGACCTGAGCGAGAGGACGCTCAATAAAGCCAAGCGCGTACTGGAGAAGGCTAAGCAGCGTAAGAAGCGCGATATGCTGAGCGAGCGCAAGCTGCAAGACGCTATCGATACCGCACAGAAGCGTGTGGACATTGCTGAAGCACAGATCGGGCGTGAAGTCGGACGCACCGAACGTCTTGAGGCTGCGAAGGAAGAGCAAGAGCGTCTGGGGCGTGGCATAGCCGAGGAGCGGACTAAGGAACGCGATGCCCGGATCGATCTCGCTGAGCAGCGTGTGTCGAAGTATCGCAAGGGTGCAGAAAAGCAGCCGGGCGGGTCACCTAAGGTCGTACCGCTCAAAGCTATACAAGACCTTGTCGATAAGGTCACGGCTACGTGGAAGAGCACTAACCCGGTGCGTGTCGTGGAGTCCATTATGGATATCCCCGACGCTAGGCTGCGCCGCGCAATCATGCGCGACAATGCGCTGGATGCTAAGGGGCTCGTCGCTCCAGATGGTACGATCTACCTGATCGCGGATAACCTGCTCTCTATGGAGGATGTCAAGGCTGTCCTGTTCCATGAAGGGCTCGGCCACGTCGGACTTGAGAAGCTATTCCGCAACAACCTCGATAGCGCTCTGGTGAACATGTACCGGGGCAACGCTAAGCTTAAAGCGGATACCGATAAGTGGCGGCAGGAAAACCCCGGTGCTTACGAGAAAGACGCTAACCCCCTCGCACGTGCGGTTGAAGAAGTGCTTGCAGAGCGCTCTGAGGCTGGCCGTCTTGAGCGCAGCCTGTTCCAACGTCTCGCCGCCGTCGTACGTAACTTCGCCCGTAGGCTTGGGATTAACCTCAAGATCAGCGATGGCGATGTAGCCGCCATTCTCCGCATGGCGCATGATAAGGTAGTAAAAGGCGAGCAGAGTAGCACTGCGGTCAAGGCCATGCGCTATATTAGCGCTACGCGCGTACCTAAGTACGCTCGCCCCAAGACCTCCAAACCCAACGCCAAGAAGGTGGAGAGCGCTGCCGAGGCTCTGAGCAAAGGTGCGCAGCGTGTGAAAGATACGTTCAGCACTGCGGGGCTGAATGATGGTATGGAGGAGATGGCTTCGGCGCACGACTCGTCGATCTACCAGAAGGCCGTTACCGAGAACATCGAGGCGATCAGCCCTAAGTTCATAGAGGGTATGGTTACGGCTATGCCGACATCCGGGCTGCTCAACTGGGCCAAGTCGCTCTTCTCTCCGCAGTTCCATACGGCGCTAGCTGCTGTGGATGACTACGTGCATAAAATGAACAGCATGAAGAATCGTATCAACGAGCGTAGTGATGAGCTAGCGCGAGCTATTCGTAGCTACACCGATAAGGAGGGTAGTACGCAGCTAGCCGACGCTATGTTTACGTTCCGTATTAACGAGCTGAGCGCCGATGCTTTCGGTGACAGGTCCATGCAAAACGTGCTCGATAACGACAAGGTTGTTATGGAGATCGAGAAGCGCATCGTAGCCAACTCGAACGACAAGGCGCTGGCCAAGCGCACCATAGCTGAGATCAAGGAGCTGGTCGCAAAGGGTAAAGGTGATCTGCGTCCCAAGCTCAAGGCGCTTACTGCCACTGCTATCGACAACACGAAGTCGAGTGCCCAAGTCGAACAGCTCACTGAGATGACGCGCCGCGTCCGCGATACACACGCGTCTTGGACCAAACTCGGTAAGAGCGGGCAGCGGGTCTACCTGAAGATGCGCGAGTTCTATAAGGACATGTTCGACGCCGAGCTGGCACTTCTCGACGAGCGCATCAACAGCATCACCGACAAGGAGCAGGCGACCCGCATCCAAGACATGCGTGCTAAGCTCATGCGCGAGATCAGCACACCCGATAATGCGAAGAAGTCGGGCGACATCTTCTGGGATATCAACTCCAACCTGTTCGCCAAGGACTACTTCCCGCTCATGCGCGAGGGTAAGTACTGGCTGCGTGTGACCGAGGATAAGGCTTCGGGACGCGAAGAGGAGTTCCACACCTTCGAGTCGGTTAAGGACCTACAGCGTGCTCAGAAGGCTGTCGCTGCGCGACTGGGTGTAGACCCTGAGAGCAACGAAGGTGCTATCAAAACCGGTTACGACATCGCGGAGCTGCAGGACCAGATCAAAGGTGAGGACGCTATCCTGCAGCGCGTGTTCGACATCGTAGAGAAGACACGTAGTCAGACTAATGCCACAGGCCGTGTCGATATGGATGAGCTGGTCGGTGCCATCTATGAGACTTGGTTGCAGACGACTCCCGAGCGTTCTGTTCGTCGCCGCCTCATGCGCGCCAAGGAGATTGCGGGCTTCTCACCTAACGTAGAGCTGCATTTCCGCCAGCAGGCTACGTCGTATGCCAATCAGCTCAGCAAGCTCGCCTACGCGGGTGAGGTGCGCAGTGAGATATCTAATGCACGTGATATCGCTAACGAGAAGGATCGCGCGACTACCGAACGTGCGAAGATGGGTATCTTCGTACGAGAGCTGGAGAAGCGGGCTAACCAAGAGCTCAAGCCCGACGAGCAGAGCGCGCTTGTGAACCTGATGAACCGGGGAGCGTACTACTACTACCTGACCAGCGCATCGACGGCGCTGTTCAATATGACCTCGATCCCGATCCGCGTCGTGCCACGTCTCTGGCGTGACTACGGCTATGCCGAGGGCACCGCTATGTGGATCAAGTACATGAAGGTCTGGGACAGCCTTGGCCGGGTGAAGGTCAACCGTGAGCACACCACGTTTGGTGACCGCATCGATGCCATCATGCCTAACGTGAACGGCTCGCACTTCGTCAAGACTAACGCCGACCTGCGGTGGGCTATGCGCGCGGGCAAGGAGCGTGGCATCCTCGACATGGTGACTGATACCCTCGTACAGAACGAACGCTCGGTACCTAAGGCGCGTGGTACCGGCGTGAAGCGCGTTGTGCAGGATACAGGGGCTATCACCGGTAAGATGATGAGCTTCTTGTTCACAGGTACCGAGAACATCACCCGTCAGTCTGCGTACTACATGACGTTCGAGCTGGCGCTTAATAAGTACCGGAAGCAGAACCCCAACGCCACGGAGGAAGAAGCCCGCAACTATGCCCTTGAGCAGGCCGTCAGCGTCGTGCGTGATACGCTGGGCGACTTCTCCAGCTTTGAGCGTCCTAGCCTCGCCAAGGGCACGTACACACGCCCTCTGTTCCTGTTCAAGATGCACCCACTCCTACAGACCAAGTTCATGGTGGGCGCTATCCGCGACATGGCAGTGGGTACGGGTGCAGAGCGCGCAGGGGCGATCAAGGAGTTCTCCGGCGTCATGATGATGGCCGGTATGTTCGGTGGCCTCATGGGTATGCCGCTGTACAGCGCGATGACCTACGCCTTCATGGCCGCTTTCGGTTACGGCGACGAGGACGACGAGGACGTCCGCGCGATGATGGCCTCCGACGACCCGCGCACTGCGTACAACCCCGACATCTTCTTCCGCTCGTGGATGAACGACAAGTTCGGCGCTATCGAAGTGGGGGGTATGTCGCTCGCAGATATCCTGACCTCTGGCCCCATATCTGCCCTTACCGGCACCGAGACAGCAAGCCGTACTACCCTCGACCTTAAGAACATGTGGTTCCGCGATGCCGTCGCAGGCGACTCTATGGAAGACACAGCGGTGCAGACCGTCATAGCCAATATCGCTGGGCTGAGCATGGTAGCGCAGTATATGCGGGCTTTGGATAGCTTCAAAGAAGGCGACACCAAGGGGGGCCTTACCAAGATCGCCCCGGCCTTTGCCCGCAGCTGGGTCACTGCAGCCTATAACGCGAGTGAGGGCGTTAAGAACCGGAGAGGGGACGTCCTTATCCCGAGGGAAGAGCTGACTGCTGCGGACTCGTTCCGCGACATGCTCGGTCTGCGGTCCCCACGCCTTGGGCGCATACAAGAGTACTACATCACCCGTGCCAAGAACGAGACGCGCATCAAGGGTGAGCGGAGCAGGATTCTCGACTCTATCGAACGCAAACTCATAGCCGGTGAGTTTACTACGCAAGAGGACTTCCAGCAGTTCTGGGCGGATAACGTCGTACCGTTCAACCGGACCTACCCGGACCCTGAGTTCGTTATCAGCATGAAGACGGTGCAGGACTCCATGAAGTCCCGTGCGAATATCCGTGCGCGCACAGTGGAAGGTGTCCAGCTCGACAAGAAGACTGCACCGAAGGACATCGCGGCTCAGCGCAGGTTCGTCCAATAAAAAAACCCCCGCAGCGCGGGGGGCTGCGGGGGAAGGGAGAGTATGGGAAGGAGCAAACTTCCGAGGTCGTTGTATCACGTTCGCCAGATACGTAAACCCCTAACTCCGGATTTAGGGTCCAGTACGCTCTTATGTACTACATCTAGGCCCAGACGGCGCAGCACAGGACGGACCTCACGCCACGCCGCCTTCGAGTCTAGACACGGGAAGAACAGCGACTTGCCCTTGGTGAAGGCCCGCCAGTTCACCTCGTACTCAACTCCCGCCACTCGCATCCGCGTCGGCCTTATCTTCGGGAACCATGTCTACCAGCGCTGCGAAGTCGGAGTGACGTCCGTCTAGGATCATAGCCTGCACAGGCGGGGTGCTCACGCGCATCCCCTTGGACATGCGCTTCTGCTCTGTCTTGATAAACACACCACCGTCCTTGAGCTTCTTGATCGTCTCACGGTAACCGATGTTACGCGCCGCGCAGTAGCGGCGGAAAGCCGCTACGGTGATATACACCAACTGCGTATCAGGCTCGTAGCGTACGATCAGCTCGCGCTTCGGCTCCATCTCCGGCACACCCTGCAGCTTGGTGCGCAGGTCCACCCCGTCGTTCACGATGAGCACGTTGTCCATGTGGCGAAGCATGAAGTCGCCGAGCACTTCCTTGTCCTGCTCGATAGGCGGGATCGTCGTGTTGCGGAGAGTGCGGACCATTTTGCAGGCCCACTTGAAGATCGCTGCGATGTCCCAATTACACAGCTTAAGGCGCACGGCTATCTGGATGCCGGTGATGTTGGCAGCGACGGTGGCCGACCAGAAGCGCTCACGCTGCGTGAGCTTGAGGATCGTGTCGATGCGGCTCTGTACGGTCGCATATAGCGCCTTCACTTCCTCAAAGTTCTCGACCAGATAGCGGGCGTAGATATCACCAGCGTGACCGTAGTTCTCCAAGAGCTGGTGGTCGAACATCTGCTTGCCGGTCTCGGTGTCAATGGCATTCGAATAATCAAGGCTATACTCGATGATGCGCATCATCTCGCCCTGCGGGTTGTCCTTGAGGAACTCCAGCTTCTCGTAGAACGAGTGGTTGGACGAGCACAGTGCGATGGTCTGCCACGATGTGAGGTTAACCCGGAGCTCGTTCGTGCTCGCCTTCATGCGGTCCTTACCCGTACCCTGCGTAATGAGGTAGGCCAGCTCACTGAGCTGCTTGGGGTCCGTGTTCGACATCTCGTCGAAGCACACCGGCAGGTTGCAGAGCACCCCGAGCTTAAACACCTTGGAGTTGAACGTGTCATCCTTCTTGGCGCAGAGCTTCTCAGGGTCTCCCCATACGCTGTTAGCCATGTGGAGGATCGTGGTCTTGCCAGTACCCGAGAGCGTGTTCACGAGATTGATGATCGCACCGCGCTGACCGGAGAAGCGCAGCAGAGGTGCACCGAATGCCGTAGCCGCAGCGAAGGCAGAGGCCTCAAGGCCGGGGCGACCGTAGAGGTCGAAGACTTCCTTCCACTTATCGAACGTACCAGCGGGTGCCATGTGATCGGTGAGTGCGCGCGTCACCGACGACGGAGGGCTATGGTATGTGCCCTCTGCGCTGATCTCGCGGTCACCGGTAATGAACTTCTTGTCGCCGTCTGCCCAACCAAACTGATTACGCATTTGCTCTGCCTTTCTGTTATGCCGTAGGTTCTGTGCTGACCGGATGATGTAGTCCACCAGCAGGTCGAACTGTTTTTTGGCCAGCAGGATGTCCCTGCGAGCCAGCTCTTTGCGTACCTCGGTGGGTTCGCTGATCTTGCTATTGGCGATGGCGAACTCTTCGACGCCATCCTTAGGTGTGTGCGAGCGGATCAACACCACACCGCCTTCGTTCGGGTCCCGCATGCGCTTAACCACGTACAGGTCGTACGGGTAGATGAAGATAGGCTCGGCCTCCGCACCATCTGCCTGACGGTAGATGCCGCCGTTCTTGCCACGCACGTAGGGGAACGGGTACTCGGGTATCTTGTAGAGGGTGGTCGTGCCGTTGTCGGCTACCTCCTCAAAGGTGTTGTCCTCCTCGGTAGCTACCTCCACCACGCGCCCCAGCACGATGGGAGACTTGATCTTGCCCTTGTGCGGGCACTTGTCGCAGCCGCCGGGGTTATTGCTCTCGAACACCTCACAGGTGTGCGGTCCTGCAATGTGCTTCAGCTTCTGCTCGACCTTGGCCGGATCGTAGTCCGGGTGGTCGGCTGACAGCCGGTGCACGGCCTTGTCCTTGTCCTTACAGAACTTGGCCACCGAGAGCGCGTCGAACCAGCGCGGCTCGGCGAGCGACTCCCTCTCCTTGTAGCAGGCAGCAAGCTGCGCGCACCCACCGTCCTCACGCGTCATGATATGACCGAAGACTGAGGTGATGCTATCCTGCGCCTGCTTACCCAGTGCGCTCATACCGCGCCCGGAGCGCGCTACAGGCGCAGCCTGCTCCTTCACCCCCAACGCCTTGCGAATACGCTCGTGAGTCGTCGGCTTGGCTTCACTAAGCACGTAGACCGGAGCCGGTTCGTCGCCCTTGTGGTTGAAAGTACCGGGAACACGCAGGATGCGGGCCACTTCAAAGCAGCTATTGTCTACCCGCATATCCAGCGTAGCGCAGACCTCCTTGAGGCGCTTGGCTACCAGCTCCCACTCTGCGCGGGTCACCTCCTCTTCGAGCGCCCAGTATACGTGCAGGCCGCGCCCAGAGTTAACGATGATGGGCTTAGGCAGACCTACGTTACTGCAGAACTGCTGGAGGGCGGTGATCCCCTCCGCTTGTGTGGCGTACCCCTTGCCGGGGCCGCAGTCGATATCGATCCAGAAAGACTTGAGCGCCTGAACGTTGTCCTTCCTACGTGAAGAACCATCTGTGTACTTAGCGACTCCGAAGAAGACGTTGCGCTTAGTGCGCTGGAAGTGCTCCACCCATTCGTCAAACTCTTCGCGGGTCTCTACTAGCTCCTGCTGCTTGCTGTCCCCTTTGATCCCTACGATGGCAAACCAGCCGTTAGCTGGCTGAACCGTCGTTAGTAGGTCGAACCCGTCCATGTTTGAGGACACCCCATACCATAGCCGTGCAGCGCACAGCTCCCGTTACACCACCTCCAACACCCTGCTTACGCAGCGGCGTTCTCTAGGCTCGAAATATAGGCTTCGATAAGGGAGTTGGCGCTGGCCTGCGGGGCCGAAGCCCCGCAGAACCAGTTATACACCGTGGCCCTCGTCACACCCATACGCTGCGCGATCACCGAGACGGGCACATCATGCTTGATGCACAGCCGCCCGAGACGAACACCCAGCTTGCGCTTGTCTGCCTTGGCATTCAAGTCACGAATGCGCAGACTGTAGCCACGACTCATTAGTCTTCCTCGTTGTCCGTCGCCCAGACATCGACCAGAGCGGCGAGGTCATCCTTAGGCTTGACGGGCTCTCCCTTCTTGGGGGCGCGCTTGGTGGCCTTAGGGGCTTCCTCTTCCTCCTCGTCGTCATCCCACTGGTTGGACGGCTTGGCTGCAGCCTTCGCGGCGGGCTTCGGAGCAGGTGCCTCTTCCTCCTCAGCGGTCGCCTTGGCCTTCGCGCCATCAGCCTCAGCGACAGTCAGCTGCACGATACGCTGCGTAGCCGGGTCAGCCTGCGCTGCCACAACCAGATCATATTCCTCATCCGTGATGGGACGCACCGGGGTGAACTGGAGCTCCATCGTATCGGCGTCGAGGTTGTACGCGATGTTGGTAACCACGTAGTCAATCGACTCGTCGTTCCCGGCGAGGAAGCGCACGTAGCTCTCGAACGGGTGGGTGTTGCCGCTGCCCTTACCGAAGAGCGACTTGGCCGGGATGTTGAACTGGTAGGTATCGCCGGAGGTATCACCTTCAAGGAGCAGCGCCACACGGCGCTGGAAGCGGCAGGCCTTACCCTTACCGTTCTCGCCGGAGCCATCGATGTTGTTCTTGCAGCTGGCGCAGTTAGCTGCCTGACGCTTCGGGGACTTGGCTTCGGGGGTGTCGCCGTTGTTCGACCAGCAATCAGGCAGAGTCGGCTTCGCGTCGGGATCGTACTTACCCGCGTAGAAGGTACGGCTCACCTTCGGCAGCATGGCGACGATGATGGCGTTGAACTCGCCACGGATCGCCTTGCCCATCTGCTCACCGCCCACGATGCGCTTGAAGGTGCCGTTGGTGTTGGTCTGGATGCGGCGCACCGAGACAGAGGTGGCTACCGACTTGGTCAGGTCGGAGACCGGGCGGCGGGTGTTGGCGACGGCATTCGGGTTCTTAAAGATAGCGAGATTGCTCATTGTGTCCTCACTTGTTGGTGGGTTTGCGAACGGTGATCGCGTACTTGGTGTCTGCGTTAAGGCCGATAGGCAGCGTCTCGGGGTTCTCCTCGATGAACTGCTTCATGTTGGTGTTGTGGATGCGCTGCTCCAGAAGGAACGGAGCATCCTGCTCCTTGATGAAACGGTACATAGATTCCCAGTCGCTCGTCCAGTAGCGGGTGACGGTGCGGCGGGTAACGGTACCTTGCGAGGTCTTCAGGCCATCGACGTTCTGCTCATTGCAGATATCCAACAGCTTAGCCGAGACCTTGTCGAGCAGCCCCTTAAGGTTCGTGATCTCGTCCTTATGAGCTGCCTCCTTCTCGTCGATCACGGACCGGATTTTCCGGTACGCAGCGACGAGCTTATCCGCAGGGAGTGCCTCATCTTCCATAGTTTGCTCCTTGTTAGTGGTGCCGGGAGAGGGATTCGAACCCCCACCCATCTGCTTACAAGGCAGCCGCTCTACCCGATTGGAGCTACCCCGGCACGTCCCTTACATTAGCTCAGGATTTGACAGTGTCAAGCCTCACGCGCTCACCACATCACGATAAAGATCGATCAGCTTC